CAACTTCCATACCTTCCGAAGCTTCAATCACCGCTCCATTCCAGGTATTCCGTTCGATTACTCCACTCGCTACCGTCATTTTAAGCTCAGCACAATAGACTGAGCCAATCTGAACGATATCTGACTCCGAGCACTGATTCGTGATGGTAAATGAACCACCGACCACCACCGAATCAGGATACTCCGTGCCGTCAATATTTAATTTTAATTTATATTTCTGCGCCGGTGATGTCAGCGCATCCATATAATCCTGAGATACGTTATACATGCGCTAAATCTCCGTAAATGTTGGAGTAACTGTCCATAGTCCATCGGTATTACTCGAATACTCCGAGTTCTGAGCTAAGGTCGGATTAAATCCCCTCATTCGGCATGTATAATCCTCGCCTTGATATGTGACCGTGACCGTGGCTTGATTACTCCAATTTTCAAATTTCTTCAACCAAAATGACGTTAACTGCCATGTCCCTGTAAACGTCCTTTTGTTCAATCTCCTAACCCTTACTAACTCCGTACCAGCTTCAGATGTATTAATCGTTTCATCCGGAGTGAACGTCACCTTAAAGCCTGAGTACGGATTCGGTATAGGTGTATTATTGATTTTCAAAAATCTATATCCCAGCATCTTATCGTCCTCCGCTCCTTAATGAATCACCCTTGATGACCTTAGCGACTGCCCTCTGAAGCTGTGAATCGCTAATCTGAACGTAAACCGTTGTATCGCCAGTTGAAAGCTGCATTCCCTTAATTGACTGATTAATCGTGCCGAGCTGTCCTGAGTAATCTGTTACACCATCATGAACAGCCGTGCCGAGCTGAGTTGCCGCCGTTTCGACCTTAGGAACTCCCGACATCATGCCCTTAGTCATCATATCAATCATGTCAGGCATGTATGTATGGAAGTCAGCTAGAGGACCGACATCAGGTTCGGTGAAGTGAAGGAATGACCGAATCACTCCGGCTACGTTACTGACTGCATTTTTAACCCTGCTAATTGCTCCACTGATACCTGAGGAAAGATTGCTCATCATATCTGAACCCCAACTAGCCGCATCCGAAACCACTGACTTGATACCGCTCTTAGCTCCTTCAATGGCATCAACTGCTGCTGTCTTGATCGCTGAAGCTTTGTCAGAGATGCCCGACTTAATTGCATCCCAAGTTGATGAAGCTGTCGACTTGATTGACTCCCATTTTGAGGAAAGACCACTCTTCATGCTTTCAATAGTGCTCGAAACCGAAGAAGTGATTGAGTTCCATTTTTCCGAAGCACTCGCCTTGATGCTGTCCCAAGTAGCTGATACATTTGACTTGATGCCTTCCCAGGATGAACTGATGAAGCTACCAACTGAAGTGACCGCATTACTTATCGTATCAGTGATACCGCTCCATATACTTGAAGCCAACTCTTTGATGCCGTTCCAAGTATCTGAAATGAAGGTTTTGAAGCCTTCCCAAACTCCCGACAGCCATTCAGTAATAGCTCCCCAATTTTGGAAGATGGCAATAACCGCAACAACTGCCGCTACTACTCCGGCGATGACTCCAGCTATTGGAGCCGCCGCCGCTAAGAATCCAGTAATCGCTGGAACAACAGTTCCCGAAAGTACTGCCGCCAAACCTCCACCGGCTCCGAGGGTAGTGATAAGACCGCCGATGCCTGTGACAGCTCCACCGACCACCGTGATGATTGAGCCTATTGATGATATTAACGATCCTAAGATTATTAATACCGGACCGAGTACAGCCGCCAACATTGCCGCCTTGACGATGAACTGCTGTGTCTCGGGGTTAAGTGTTTTCCACCACTCAGACACGCCCTTGATGGCTTCAGAAAGCTCTTGAAGCATTGGGGCGACTGTTTCCCCGATTACCTCTCCGATGTCGCTCATAGCGGTCTTGAGAGAGTTCTGAGCACTGGTCATTTGGTCAATTCCGTCTTGAGTAGCTTCGAACGTATTACTAACCGCTCCAGCTGAATCGTTGACTATTGAAAACGATGAAGCTAAGTCGGTGAAATTGATAGTTCCATTCTTGACAGCTTCATAGACGTTCGCTCCGCTCTTACCGAATAAATCGTAAGCGGCTGTTAGTCCGTCCATGTCACCTGTACCGCTCTTGATGGTGTTTTCAAGCTCAGTTAAGGCTTCATTCATTGTTTTGCCTTCACTGACGGATTTCTTGAGTGCCTTCTGCATCGAACTCATGACGGTTGATACATCAGCCCCACTCACTTCTACTTGAGCCATGAAATCAGCTGCTTGATATGCCGACATTCCCATTTCTTGGAAAGCCGCTGAATTACTTATTAATCCACTCGCCAAGGTATCAACGGAAATGCCTGTCTTCTGCGATTCTTTCGTGAGTACGTCCATCAGGGTTCCAGCATCTTTAACGTCCATTCCGAATGATGTAAGAGCCTTCTGAACGGAATCTATCGAGTTGTTAAGGTCAGTATCATTTATCTTGGCGAATTTAATAAACTCCTTAGATAAGTCCTTAAGTTCATCACCAGTCGCTCCAAATCTCGTATTAATCTCACCAACAGCGACTGAAGCTTCATCGAATGACGTACCGGCTATATCCGAAGAAGTAGCCAACTCTTTCATCAAGTCATTAAGCTTATCCGCTTCCGCTCCTGTAGCTCCTGTTTTTTTAATGACAGTATCCATCGCGCCATCGACTTCGTTGAAGCTGTCGAGTGCCGTCTTACCAACTGCCACGATTGGAGCGGTTACTGACTTCGTGAGGTTGCCGCCAAGCTGTTGCATGTTATCCCCGACAGCCTTGACCTTCGCTCCGAGTGACTCAATCTGACTTCCAGCTGATTGAATAGTCGAACCAAGTGACTTGAGTCCTGACGTATTGCCGCCAAGCTCGCCGATGGTCTGATTTGTCCTCTGAGCTTCTTCCTCAAGTGATTTCAGCTCCGCTGTGGTCTTTGCCACTTCAGCCTGTAAAGCATCATACTGTCCCTTGGTGATAGTTCCCTCTTCAAGAGCCTTGGCCGCATCCTGAGCGACTTGCTTTTCCATTTCAAGCTTCTGCTTAGTCTCATCAATGGCAGTGTTCAATAAGCCTTGTTTAGTTTTCAAAGTGTCGAGATTTTTAGGATCCAGTTTGAGTGCCTTATTAACTGTCTTAAGGCTGTCCTGAGTCATTTTAAGGCTCTTATTGACATCATTAAGCGACTTGACCAGTCCACTCGTCTTTCCCTCAATCTCGATAGTAATTCCCTTAATGCTTCCAGCCATTGTTATATCCCCATTAATTTCTTATAATCTTCCGATGTTCCCATCTTCGGATACTTATATGAATCATTTGATGATTCGGTGATCACGTCCATCAACTGTCCCCACGTCAACGAGTCGACTTCATCAAGAGTGAATCCTACTTGTTTTGCTCTCAGAATTAACAGAGCTGAAGTCATCACTCGGCTAGTGGGCTCATTCAGTTTTTTGGATGCACCGCCGTCTTCTTATTATTCGCATAAAGTGTCATAATTTCCTGTGCGGCTGATTCAACAGAATAGGAGTCAATAGAGTCGAGCCAGTCGAAGTAATCATCCTGTGTCAGGTTCTCGACCTTTCGCCATCCACCAAGCTCAGCACGTTTAATCATGACGAATGCTATTTTCTTAACTAAATCAGGATACTTTTCTTCGTTTCCCTCTGTATGAGTAACAGCATAAGCGATGTTAATCTTAAAAATCGCATCGACCATGTGGTCGGTCATCGCTGTTGCTTCAAATTCTGTAGGCTTACCGCCTATCTCAATTAACTGTTTCATGCTTATTCCTTCCCTTCTTAAAAAAACAAGGGCGAAGCTCCCGAGGGAACTCCACCCTATTCAGTTGTAATTTTTACAACGATTAAGCTTCAACGGTGACAGCACATACATCCGAATAAGTAGCATCGTCAATAGTGATAGATGCTGTGATGTTGGCTGTTCCTGTAGCTTTACCTGTGATGAGTCCTGACTCTGATACTGTAACCTTGGTAGCATCAGATGTTGACCAGGTTACCTCTGAACCTGTTGGAACTACAACCGCAACGAGCTGCTCTGTTTCGTCAACAGAAAGAACAGTTGAACCCTTAACTGTTACAGATGGCTTAACAACCACTGAAGCCGGTACATATGGAGCATTGAAGAATGTATTATATCCAGTATCGCCCTTATTAAGAGTAGCCTGAATCAGCTGTCTATCTTCGCCGCCAAGAGTAACTGTATCAGCGCGACCGATAGCCTTAATAGTGATAGTCTGAGTCTGAACCTCTGTGCCGTCCTCTGTTGTAGCTGAAGAAGCCTCAGGAATTGAAGCAGAGCACTTATAGAATACAGTCCTCTGTCCACCGATATCGCCTGATGTCTCGAAAGCAAAAGCGAAGTACTTAGTTATAGGATTTTTTGTCTCAATAAGTGCTCCGTTTGAATCCTCAATGAATCCGTAGA